CAAGCAGCTATGGGAGGCGTTCAAGGAACACCTGAACAACCTCAAGAACTTGGAGCTACAGGCACTGGTGGTGGCAACATCGGAACAGGAAATGTTCCGTTACCAGGGGAAGATCAATTCTCTGGTACGGTTGGAACAGCTTAAAGAAACAGTGCAAGAAGCACTAAATAGAAAAGAGGAAGAATAAGTGGGAATTTCAGATTTTATTAAATTAAATCCAAGTAAGAATAAAGGGGTTAGGAAGTCTATGCCTGAAGACTTTTTTCAAGATGTGAAAGAGATGACTAGAGATCCTAAAGGAAACTGGAAAAGACATACTTATAGACCACCTACTCCAGATCCACAAGGGTACGAATTTCTACAAGAAGATCCTCTGCCTACAGGAACTGGACCTGTTTCTTTAGCAGTAACACCAAAATCAACATATTTGGAACAAGAAAAGACAGAACTTCCTTCGTTTCTCGAAAACCAAACTAAACACAAAAAGCCAATACTAAAACCACTAGAGTTTGCAAAAGGAGGCGCTATAATGCAAAGAGAAGCATATGCAACAGGAGGCATTAAATCTATAATAAGCAACTTATTGCCGAGCTTATATAAAAACGTTAAGAAAACAGAAATGAAAAATGCATTAGATTTTGGATATAATCCTTCTTATTTATATCAGTCTCCTTCTTCTCGCAAACAACAACAAGAAGGTGGCCCAATAAACGAACAAATGGCAGATGTAATGCCAGAAGAAGAGATAATGCCTATAGAAATGGCAGAAGAACCAACAGAAACAATGCTTCCAGACGAAGAAATGGAAGGTAATTATATAGATTTCGTAATTGACGAAGCATTAACAACTGAAGAAGAGCAGTACCTTTTGGACAGGCTTGGCGGAGATGATCGATTAAGTATGATCTTTGACAAGGTTGTCGAAACGGCATCTGAATTTTCAGGAGCTGGATCTGTTGAAGGTCCAGGAAATGCTGTTTCCGATTCGATACCTGCAAGGTTATCGGATGGAGAGTTCGTTATGACTTCTAAAGCAGCTAACCAAATCGGTCCAGATAACCTACATGGTTTAATGGAAGTAGCCGAAGCGGAAGCTGATGATGAGGAGTCTAGACGAACAGCACAAGCTGGTGGATATGTTCAAGAAGAGGAAGAAGAAGAAGAAGTAGTTCAACCTATAGCTTCTGAGAAAGTTTTACCTACAGGCAGAATATTGCCTGAAAGTGAAGTTTCAAAGAGAGCAAAGGCGAATGCAGATCTTTTAAATCCTCGAATGAGCCTATTCGCTAGTTAGTTAATCGTAGAGCGACCTGTTATAGTCAAACAGCACTCTACATAATATAAAAAAGTAAAAAGACCTTTTAGAGCTACCTTGTTTATACAAGCACTTATTATGAAGACGTTCTTGGAATAAGCGACCTTAAATAAGAAACAAGCCCGAAGGAAGGAGAGTAAAAATGACTGATAATGAAAATGTTGCTTCTAGTGAAGAAGCACAAAACGAACCAGTACCTAATCCGTATAATTTGAAAAAATCATGGCATACGGATGATGTTATGCCACAAGGTAATGTTGAAAATGCTGATAGTTTATTTGTTGCACCTCAACCTAAACAAGAGGAAGAGAGCGACCAACAAGAAAGACCAAAAGCACAGAAAGCTACACCTTATAAAAAGCCTAACTATAAAAAAAGGTATGATGACTTGAAAAAGCATTACGATAGTAAGCTGAACGAGTTTAGAAGCAGAGAGCAAGAACTTATAAATGAAGCAACAGCTTCAAGACCAGAGTACAAAGCTCCTAAAACTGTTGAAGAACTCGAAAATTTTAAAGCTCAATATCCAGATGTTTATGATGTGGTTGAAACTGTTTCACATTTACAGAGTGAATCAAAGACTGAAGAGTTACAAGCTCAAGTCCAAGCTTTACAAGAGCGTGAATCAGTAGCCTTACGAAAAGAAGCAGAATCTGAATTGCTGAATAAGCATCCTGATTTTGCAGCCATTCGAGACAGTGATGATTTTCACGATTGGGCAAAAGAACAACCAGAAGATATTCAAGCATGGGTTTATAATAATCCGCATAATGTCGGTTTAGCAGGTCGAGCAATTGATTTATTTAAACAAGACATTGGATTAATTGGTGCAAGATCACAGCAAAGCAAACAGACTCGTAAGAAGTCTAATAAGAGTTCCAACTCAAAGGCTGCTGATATGGTTTCTACAAAGACTACAACAGTAGATACTAATGCAGGACAGTCTAAAATATGGACTCAAGAGGAGATCGCAGCTTTACCTATGGACGAGTTTGATCGTCTTGAATCAGAGATAGATCGAGCTATGGAAGAAGGTAGAGTACGATTGTAATATTAATCTTTAACAATTAAAGGTAAATACAATGGCTTATAATCAATCAGACGCTCTATTTGAGCCGTCAACTGATACTGATGCCAACTTTGGGAACTCCGTAACCAATCAGAACAATAGTTTCTTCATGCCGAAGGTCTATTCCAAGAAGGTTCTTAACTTTTTTAGAAAAGCCTCTGTAGCAGAAGCTATTACAAACACCGATTATTCTGGTGATATATCTGCTTTTGGAGATACGGTACGTATCGTCAAAGAACCTACGATTACTGTTTATCAGTATGAAAGAGGTCAAGACGTAACGCAAACGAAGTTGACTGATGCCGAAGAAACCCTAACTGTTGATATAGCTAACGCCTTCAAATTCAAAGTTGATGATATTGAAAAATCAATGTCTCATGTGAATTGGAAAGAAGCAGCCTCTAGTGCTGCTGCTTATGCATTGAAAGATGCATTTGATGCAGGCGTAATTGCTGAAATGTTTAGTGGAGTATCAAGCTCTTCACCTGATCACGTATTAGGTGCGGATGCTTCTGCTGCTACTCAAACAATGGCGCAGCATCAAGGCGGTTCTAATTCCATCGACCTAACAGGTTCTGATGGTACAGGAACTGATCCCCTTGATGTAATGGCATATATGGCTAGACTATTAGACGAACAAAACATCCCTGATGAAGGTAGATGGTTTGTCGCTCCGCCTTCATGGTACGAGCAACTGTCTCAAGCTAGTTCAAAACTAATGTCAGTAGACTATAACGCAGGAATGGGTTCACTTCGAAACGGATTAGTATCAAGTGGAAAGCTACGTGGTTTTAATATGTATAAATCCAACAATGTTGCTGCTGCTTCAACAGCTAGTGGTAAATGTATTGCTGGACATATTAGTTCTACGGCTACAGCCCAAGCTATCACACAAACTGAGGTTCTTCGTGATCCGTCCAGTTTTGGTGACATCGTAAGAGGTTTGCACGTTTATGGTGCAGACGTTCTTCGTGACGAAGCTTTGGTATCAGCTTTCTATGCAATTGACTAATCATCAATAGTTGAGCGCAAGCAAAATGGTATGTGGGAAGAGAATTATATATTCATCTTCCCCATACTTAAACTAGGAAAGAATATATGCCACAGATGGGAACAGACCAAAGACCTGTAATTTTAAAGAATAAAAAGAAAGGCAACAGAAAATTAGGTTTATCTGCTAAGTTTTATAATAAAGAAGATAAACAAAAGTATCATCAAGGTTGGGATAGAATCTTTGGTGATAATAAGAAAGATTTTAAAAGGAATAAAATGTAATGGCAACAACTTATTTACAATTATCAAATGAGTTATTGCGTGAATCTAATGAAGTTGTATTAACCTCTGCAAATTTTTCAAGCGCTGTAGGAATACAACAGCACGTTAAAGATTGCGTAAACAGAGCATACAATGATATTGTTAGTTCAGAACCGCAATGGTCTTTTTTGGCTACAGGAGAAAGCGGATCAACAGATCCTCTATATGGTAATGTTTCTGTAGAAACTGTAGCAGGAACTCGTTGGTATGAATTAAAAGCAGCCTCTAGTTCTGTTACAACAGATTATGGTTCAATTGATTGGGATGATTTTTATCTAACAACTATTAGTGTTAGTGGAGAGTCTTCACCATACATCAGTAAAAATTTAAAATATGTAACTCTTGCAGATTGGAAAAATTATAGAAGAGAAGCAGAAAATATAGACGATGCTGATGCACAGAATTGGGGAGAACCAAGTGTAGTAATAAGAAGTCCAGACGGAAGAAACTTCGGACTTAGCCCAATTCCAAAAAAAGTATATAAAGTGTGGTTCTTTGCTTGGGATCTACCCACAGCTTTGAGCGCACATGGAGATGCAATTGTATTTCCAGATATGTATACAT